AATCGTTTTGCTTATGCCGTCTGGGACAAGCCCCTCAAAGCCAATTCCCCAAAGATGCTGCAAGAATTTTTCTTTCAACACATGCGTATCCCCGAAATCTGGACTTCGAAGAAGGGGGAGCGCAAATTGTCCATGGACCGAGAGGCTCTTGAAAAACTCGACAACTACTTTCACGCCCGTCCAATGGTGGCAACCATACTGGCTATCCGAGACGCTGTGAAACAACTTTCCGTTCTTAACACCGAAGTAGATAATGATGGGCGCATGAGGACATCTTACAATGTCGCAGGAACAGAAACAGGACGCTTTTCTAGCAGCACGAATGCTTTCGGCACTGGCACCAATTTACAAAACATTACATCAAGCCTTCGCAAAATGTTTGTGGCTGACCCCGGATACAAACTCTGCGGCATCGACCTTGAACAAGCAGAGTCAAGAGAAGTGGGATGGCTTTCAGGCACCATTTGCAATGACTGGTCTTATCTGGATGCCTGCTATAGTGGCGATCTTCACACTCTTGTTGCAAGGACTGCTTGGCCCGAATTGGAATGGACAGACGATCCCAAGCGCGACCGCGCTATCGCAGACACGCCCTTCTACCGTCACCTCACCTACAGAGACATGGCGAAGAAACTCGGCCACGGAAGCAATTATCGCGGATTACCTCCGACCATGGCCCGACATGCCAAGCTCCCCGTTGCAGTCGCAGAGCAATTCCAGGCCCGCTACTTCGAACGATTTGCCGGAATACCAAAATGGCATAGATGGGTCGCCCAACAACTCCAAACCTCAAACCGCATCATCACACCTTTCGGACGAGAGCGCACGTTCTTCGGACGAGCGAACGATGACTCGACGTTACGCGAAGCGATTGCGTTTTCGCCACAGAGCGCGACGGCGGAGAGGCTAAACCTTGTCCTCTGGCGCGTTTGGAAACACATGCCGCAGGTGCAGTTAATTGCCCAAGTTCACGACGCCCTTTACTTCCAATACCCCGAACACCTTAACGAACAAGACATCATCGTAGAAGCTCTCTCACATTTCGATCTCGCATTTGAATGCAACGGCCACAAACTTGTGGTCCCCGGCGAAGCCAAAGTCGGATGGAATTGGGGCAACTTTGACCCAGACTCCAATCCGGACGGTTTAGCCAAATGGAAAAACAAAAAGGACGCGCGGTCACGCACTCCGCTCCTTTCACAAAAACTTTAAAATTTTAAGGGGCCGCTCGTGGATTTCGTTGACGCATTTGTGGCGCTTACAGATGAGCGCCCTTCACCAGAACTGTTTCGTAAATGGGCGGCGATCACCACGCTCTCCGGTGCGCTCGAAAAGCGTGTGTGGTGTATGACGAAAGCAGGTCCGCAATATGCGAACCTTTACACAATGCTTGTAGCCCCGCCGGGTATCGGAAAGTCGCAGGCCATTAACCCCGCAGAGGCGCTTTTAAAGGCCACGAAGAAATATCACATCGCCCCGAACAGCGTCACGGCTGCTTCTTACATTGATGCGCTGGGCCGCTCTGCGCGTTCAGTGTTAAAGCCCAACAACTCCGGAGTCCTCGACTACAACCACCTGTTTGTGTTCGCAGCAGAGCTAGGTGTTTTTATTAACGCCCATGATCTAAACTTTTTGTCGATCATTAATGAGTTGTTTGACCATAAAGCGACATATCGCGAAGAACGCAGACACAGTTTGAAAGACCCTATCGAAATTCACAACCCCATGACCACGCTGCTGGTCGGTTCACAGCCAGGGTTCCTTGCTACCCTTCTGCCGGAAGCTGCATGGACGATGGGTTGGACTTCGCGCCTTCTCATGGTCTACTCATCATCCATGCCCGACGTGCCATTGTTTGGTGAATATAAAAATACAGATGCTGAACAGAAAAAGCTCGTGCAAAAGTTAGACGATTGCGCAGATTATTACGGCGAAATGAAATGGGATGCAAAGGCGATTGCGGAGATGGAAAGCTGGCGCAAAGACAAGTGGGGTCCTGTGCCCGATCATCCCAAACTTGCGAACTACATTCCGAGACGTGGAACGATCTTTGCCGTGAAGTTGGCGATGACCGCTGCGATGTCACGCGGGGAGCAACTTGCTATTCGTCTGCAGGACGTTGAGCGCGCTCGCGAATGGCTGCTCGAAATCGAAGAATTAATGCCGCAAATCTTCCGCGACATGATTATGCGCTCCGACGATCAAGTGATCGAAGAAACGTTCCAGTATTTGTTTAGCATTTATGTGAAGCACCGCGCCCCGATTGCGTCTGCTACAATCTTGCGCTTCCTGTCACAGCGCACTCCCGCCGAAAAGGCTGAACGTGTTTTAACTTTGATGGAAAAATCGGGGATTTTGCAACGCCAAGCCGGGACGGAAAGTTACATACCGCTGGCAAGGGAAATGCACGGGGCAGGATAGACCCACCCCGCACTGAGTATGTGATGGGCTTAATACTGAATACAGTAAGTCACGCCGATGTTTTTCGGGTTCGTTTCTGTTCCACCCGTTGCTCCCGAAATACTACCAGGAACAGTCGCACCCTGGGTAATAGCTTGCGTCGTGCCGCCTTGAACAACACCAGAAGAAGTCGCGCCTGCCGTATAAGTATGTGTATGACTTTCAAACTGATCGTCCACGAATGCAGCAAGTGCCTGCGCAGTTAGCGCACCGCCGAGGGGATCAGTGGTGCGCCCATCAGTCACGCCGCGCAGAAACAATCCACGAAAATCAGGAAGCGTGAACGTGCCTGCACCAGTCGGTCCCCACGTCGTGCCAAGCGCACCATAAAGACCCGCATAAGTCGTCTGCGAAACGCTCGCTCCATCTGCCTTCAACCATCCGGTCGGACAGGCGCTTGTTGCAAACGCGGAAACCTGCCCAAGCGCACCACCAGATCCGCCTGTGACTTGCAGCACTCGCCACGAACTTGGGCCCTGATAAAGCACCGTGAGCGACGCACCACTCGCCAACACAATGTTACCACCAGACGGCGTAGCGATATTCGCGCCCGCCACAACCGTAACAATGCCATTGAACTGCAAAAAGAAAATACTATTCGCAGCAGCAGATGCACCACCTGCACCAAAGTTTGAAACACTAACGCCTGTCCCTGTGACGTTCACGACATGCGAACTCGAGGCATTAAGGTCCATCGTCGGAGCTGCAGGCACACTGTTGGCAAAACCAAACAGTCGCGAATTGTTCGTCACAAGATGTAAAGCGCCTGTAACACTATCATAAGTAACACCGATGATATTGCCTGTTACAACTTCACCACCTGTCAACGAAACAGTTCCGGTTGGAGTATCCCGCACAACCGCAAGCGGCGAGCCGCTATTCACAGACAAAGTTAAAGCTGAAGTATTAGTAGCACCGGCTTTGAAATAAAAGGTTTGGCCGTTCACATTAGAAAACGCACTCACTGCGACAGTTTGCGCATTTGCAGTGCCGGTTGACGTTCCGCCCCAACCTAAGTTCGACGCAGACGACGTGTCAGATGTATATTTTGTCCAGATAGTGTTGTTGAGGGAATCTTTTAGCACTTGGCAATATGCGCCCGAACCGAAGATCGTGGCAGTACCCATAGCCGACAGAATAACAGGATTGGTATTTAGAACCGTCCCCGCTTCATTCTGGTAAGTGTTTTTCAGCACCGAACAAGTCGGATAGTTGCTGTAAAAATACACCTTGCCGTTAGCGTAGGGCTTGCCATTCGCATCAATAAACTGCTGCTCACCATTCGGCAGCAACGTCGCTCCCCATAACGCACTTGTGCTATACAAAAATGCCGCAAGGGCTCCTGATACCTTTTTCATTTCCGTCTCCGAGCTTTATTTGTTTCCGCCGCGCTAACCGCCCCTGACACTGTAACAGGTCCGGTCAACACATTGTGCATGAAAGGCACCTCGCCTTGCATGATTGCGCGCTGGTAGGATGGCGTCGTCAGCATACGCTGCTTTGCCGCTTCAAATGCTTTTGCGCCACCGTAACGTCCAGCAGCCAAAGCCGCACCACCAGCAGCAGCAGACCACGGACTAAACCCAATTTGTGAAAGAGCTGCTGCTCCCAAATCACTCCAGATGCCAGCCGCCGCAGGAGCCGCTGCTGCTCCAGCAATTTGCACAAACGGATTTTCCCAAAAACCTGCTTTATTTGCAGTAGTGGGAAGAATTGGTGCGCCTTTTTCTGAAATAGGATGCAACATCTTTCCTATTTGTGCCAGTTCAGCAATATCTCCAGCCCCTCTGACTTTTGTAGCTTGTTTTGCTACTTTTGTTGGGTCAAGAAGGCCAGCTTCAGTGCTGCCTTTCAATGCGATCAAAGCGGCTTTATATTTTTGCTTTGCGGTATCCCAAGCTGCAGCATTTGTTGCATCTGTTCTATGAAACGTATCGTAAATAATATCTTTCATTCGCCCATTGTAATATTGATACAATGAGTTCATTTTTGGCGATATATTTTTATCAATCGTTCCATCTTTCTGGGTTAGATTTTGAATAATCTCTCCGCGCAAAGGATGGTCAAAAAGTTTTCTATCAACAAGTTGTATTGTTTTTAGCAGTTTTGATTGATCTGCAGGGTCTGCAACTTCTGTCAAAATTTCGTTCACAAGATCGTCAATGTTTCTGCGAAGCTGTCTCCCTCCAAACTGCGCTAAATCAATTTTAGTATTATTGGCGATGGTTTCCATTTCATCACCAACGCGCCGAGCAGAGGCTTGGACGTTTGCTGGAGTGTAAGCGCCGCTGTGTCCAAAGAGTTTACCAAAAGCCTCTCCAAATTGTTTGGTCTGGTCGAGAGCTTTTTCACGATTTAGTAGTGTGCCAGCTAATGCTTCTTCTTCTGGCATATTTGATAATTGCCAAGGCATTATGGAAATACCGTATTTAGTATTTGCCATTTTGCCGATGTTTCGAACTGGTTCCTCAATTCGAGGCGAGAGAGCCGGACCAGCCGCGCCGCTAAGATAACGAGCCGCCGGTTCCGCAAATGCGCCGACCGTGCCGCCAAGTGCGATTTGTTCGCCCGCAGGAACGTCGGGATGGACGCCGACATTGAGCGCGGCCTGTCCCGCCCCTTTCGCGGCACCCGCACCCACGCCCGCCGCAACGCGCTTTCCGGCCTCAACCGCACCCGGCTTTGCGACATACCCGCCGCTCGGAAACGGCCCCGCATAACCCGGACGCATCCCCGCCAACCGTTGCACATACGGCAACGCCCGACTCACGCCCGGAATAGCCTGCACAGCTTTCGATCCAAGTGCAGCAGCCGCCAACTCCGGCCCCAACACAGACGCAGCAATGCCTTGTGTTATCCCGCCACCGATTTCCATTGCAGCACTTTGATACGGATGTTCCGTTTCATAAGCCTTCCGCATCTGCGCGACTTGCTCAGAACTATAAGGCAGCGCAGCACGAGACGCACCAAACGTCAAAGCGTTCAAATATTCCTGGCCCGGACCCCACACGTCAGTCGGAACGGGTTGTGCAGCAGGCGCTTGCATAACCGGAGGCAAAGGAGCAGACGGCGGTGCAACCATCGGGGCGGCAGTCACTTGCGGCGCTTCTGTCGGAGCAATCCGCTGCGCAGCACGTTCCCTTAACCTTGCAAACGCATCAGTCGCCTCGGGAGTTTCCGCCTGTTGATCGGGAGCAGTCGTCACACCACCCGTCAAACGAGCAGCCGCACGTTCCTGCAGACGACGAAATAGCGCCTCATCCCCACCAGCAACCTGAATGCCTTCTGCTCCCGGAGCCCCACCAAGCGCCTTCGCAACATAATTCCCAACACCCATGTTCACGTCATGCGCGCCAGCCTTCTGCGCTTGCGCAAGGGGCCTTCCCGAAAACCAAACCGAAGCGGCATCCTGCAGATTTCCATACTTCTGCAAGTTCCGGCCCATCTGATGTTCAAACACAGCTTCCTGCGCTTCGGGGCTATTCAGAAATTCAAACGGCGTCAGTTTGCGACCAAGTGCCTGTTCAGTCCAAGACGGAATATTCGCGCCCATGACCTGATATTTGCCATAAGCCCGATCCGTTCCAGACTTGCGTTTAATCTCCGGTCCCTGCGCATAATAATTGTTTCCACTTTCAACCCGACCGATGCCTGCCTTTAGGGTCTGGAGTGGATTGACGCTGACATCAAATTGCCTCGCCATCACTTCTCTCCTTCAGCTTTCGGGCCAGTGTATTTGTAAAGATCGGGATGACGCTTCACATGGTCGAACCATTCTTTTTCGAAGCGAACAGCATCACGACCATGAGGGGTGTGGCCCAATTCATCTTCGTAATCGCTAAGAAACGCCGCACGTTCCTGCACGATCTTATTCAGCTTTTCCATGTATTTATAGATTTCGGCAATGCCTTGCGGGGACGACCGCAGACCAACAAGCGCATCTTGGAAGGTTTTGAACTCCGTATTTGTAAGTTTATTGGCAGAGCCCATAGCGGTGCGAAGTGCTTCAGTCTTTTGGATGATCGCCTGCTTGTCAAAGGCTTCCATTGTGCCGATGATTTTGGCAGCTTCCTGTGGATTTTTCGCACCAAGCACCATGTCAAGCGCGCCCGACTGATCCTGCGGATCGAAGAAAAGTGCAGCCTTTGCAAGCTGGAGTTGCTCGGGAGCAAACATGCCCGTGCGATACCCCATGCTTTTCAGCTTACCCTCCATATCTCCAATCTGCATCATGCTCGCAGTTGCATTCTGCGCGCCTTCCTGCACATCGTGACGCAGCGTATTCCACGCTTCGCTTTGTCCTTTGATCCGTTCGGCTTCGCCAGCAGGCATTCCCGTCGCTACGCTGCGTTCACCGTAAGGGACGGCTGGAGGAACCGAGGGTGATCCCTCCAGCCTACTTGCCGCGCCGGGAGGAGCCGACCCAACGCCAACAAGATTTCCGCGAGCAGCCTGCCGTTTCAGCCATTCCGAACGCGGAATAGTCGTCGGCACGTATTCACCGGTATTCGGATCATACTCGGTAATATTAACTGGTTCAGTCATAGTTTTAAAGTTTTCACGAGCAGCTTGCGTCGCCGCCAGTCCTTTTTCGGAATTTGTCAAAGCATTTTTAACAAATTGCGAAGGAGTCATTTTATATTCATTTTCAAGCTGGGAGTATTCAAGCAGACGTTGTGTTGCCCAATCACGCGGCTTTCCCGCAGCAACACCCATCTGAGCAAATGCCCCGGAAATTTTGCCTTTCGCAGCAGGTGTATTGTTCTGCACATCGGGATCGTCAATAAGTCCACTCATTGCACGGGAAGCAAAATCTAATTCTTTTGACTGAATGTCCAAGTCCTTTTCGTGCCGCTGAGCGTTAATCAGCCCAAAGTCAACAGCCTGTCGAGCCAATTCGGTATAGCCCAACGCCGCTTCCGGGAGCTGCGCAGCCATCCCGAGCAACTTGTGCATGTCAAGTTCGCCCGTCGCAGGGTCTAAACTTTGCTGGGCTAACGCACCGATCACTCTTTTGGATTGGTTGACAAGTTCCTGCTGCTGCACGGCCTGTTGGACGCGAGCCATTTCCGCGCCGCGAAGTCCAAGCGCCTGCATCTGCTCCATCTGTTGCAGCGGATTAGCCGTGCCGTAAGAAGGAGCCTGGGGATAGGGAATACCATCAGCCATTTTTTAACTCCTTATCGAACCGAAAAGCCCAGAGGGCCTCCGCTTTGGCCTAAGCCCCATTTAATCGCTTCGGGAATCCCGGCAAAATTTGTTTCTGCCGCTCCCGATGATCTTTGAGTGCCGAAGTTGGCTGCGAAGTAGGGATAGGAAAGGGCGTTGCCTGCTGCGCCGAGTGCGGCTTGTGTGCCGCCTGCCATCGCATTGCCTGCACCCATGATGCCTGCACCAAGCGCATTTGCGCCGCCCATGAGCGCATTACCGATGTTTGCCGCCGTTCCGGTTGCTGCTGACGCAATTCCCTGCGCAGCGGTCGCGCCCAACTGCGACGGCTGAAACAGCATGTTAAACGCCTGCTGGTTTTGAGCCATGTAGTTTTGAAGCTGCTGTTGGAAGGTCTGGGACGCAAGACCAGTGGCAGTCTGTCCGATCTGCTGCACTAAGTTTCCAGAAGTGCCTAAGCCTCGGGCCGCCCCGCTATTCGCCATCGCACCAAGCGCCTGACTTCTCGCCCACTGATAACCCGGAGTCTGCTCAAGCCGCGCTTGTGTCGGTTCGAACGTCGAAAGCAAATTCGCACCACCACCGCCAACGCCTGCTTTCTGCGCGGCATCACCTGTCAGATACGACTGCAAAAGGTTAAGCGAGTTCTGACCGGCAGTGCTATAGGGCGAAAGAGCCCCTTGCGCACGTTGAAAGCCCTGTTCCTGTGCCTGCGCCGCCATGATCGACCCAAGCAGACCCATATAGCCTGCCGAGCCTGCAGCACGACCCTGCGCTCCCGCACCAAGCAGTCCACCAATTCCAGAGAGCGCGGTCCCGCCCATCAATCCCAGCGTTAAAGGGTCCATACTACTCTCCTAAAGCAGCGTTATAATTTTATAGACGTTGCCGCCTAAAGTCACTGTCGTCCCAACTTGCACCCAACCAGAAGGTATTTTAGCCGCGTCAGGCAGCAAAACCGCCGCCGCCAAGGGCGCTCCGGTCGTCGCGTTTTCAGTCGTCGGCACAGTGTTCTGCACAAGGGCAAACAGCAAAAGCTGCAACTGGCGCGAAATCGAACCATCGGGATTGATAAGATTTTTGAGTGAGTTTGGGACGAGGGCTCTCAGCACGTCACGTCTCCATCTTCTCAATGTCGATAAACGCCCCGTTCAGCGCAGTCGCTGCCGCAGCGGTCCACGACAATTCAAAAACCCGATCTCGTGCAAAACCCAGTCTATTCCAACTTGGGATCTTTTTGTATTCACCAGTCTGCCCAAGAGACTGCTGCACGCCGTTCCCAAAACTAACACCGCGATTATCACTCCAGCGTAAATTCAACATTGGGTCGTCTGACGGGTCTAAGTCCGTGCCCACTTCGATGTCAGCCATAAATTGCTTATAGCTAATACGGTCGAGACTGTTGACCAAATGCGGAAAGGACCGCAGCTTTACAATCGGCTGGCCGTCATCTGTGTAAACGTGCAAATCCCAGTTGTAAAGTTTGCCGTTTTGCCAATCGCCGCAGATTGTTTTGCCGTAAGCAAAAGCCACGCAGTTTGCACGATGGCGGTGCAACGCCCCGTTTGTGTCCATCCACGCCCGCTCATGCCAGAGTTGTGTGGACAAATCGTAAACCCAAGTGTGGTCGGCAGTCGGGAAAGTCAGCACATAGAAAATATGCGAGCCCTGCTGATATGTGAAGCCAATCGCATCACTTATCACTTCATATCCGCCAATGGCGTCACTGATCGCAGGCGTAGAAATAATGTCAGCCTTGTAGGCTGTGCCCATCATCACCAACGCTTCGCCGTTGTTATCCTGCGACAGGAAGAAAATGTTCAAACCCCACTTCGCCAGTGAGCGAAGAGCTGCAATTCCGTGCTGCAAAAACACGCCCGGAATCGGTTGGAATGGAAAAGGATAAGCCCCGGCGTTGCTCCAAACTTCCGTCGTGCGCCTGCCAAAACTCCAAATTTCCTTATGCACCACATCAATAATCTGGAGTTGATCTGCGTCCCCCGACATCGTCGCAAGCGAAAGCGCGGTGTAGGTTTCCGCATTCGAGTCACTCGCCTGAATATTCGCATTCTGCGTGCTCGAGACCAAAAATGTATCAATATATCTAATCTGGTTTCCACCTACGAAATTTGCAGGGCTAAAAGGCACAAACGCTAAAGTCGTTAAGTCAACTTCCCAGCCAAACAGCGATCCGTCCAAAATAATTAGCTTAAACTTATTGTCATACATACTGACCAGACCACTTTGGGTCGCAATCGTGCCGAGAGACTGCAACACAAAGCTATCCGGGACGTAATAAACCGTGTCGCCAATAACGGCGAACAACAAGCCGTTAGAGGCTGTATAGAGCTGACGAACTTCAGCAATGTTTCCTTGCGCTAAAGTCGTCAGCCCCGGAGTGCAGTAATGCGTGTAAGGAACTTCCGCGTCTTTCGTGTTGAGTTCTGGATACAAGTTTATGCAACGCTGGGCATTCGCGATGACCGAGCGCGCTTCATACGCACCTTGAACCAACTGAATCTGCGGCATTTTGAACCCTTACGCAGTAAGCAGTGAAAACCACACACCGTTCGTCGCGGCGACAAACAGCACGGTTTTAGCGGAAGCGACGCTGATACCAGTCGCGCCTGCCGTGCCATTGATCGTGTCGGAGCCATTTCCAAACACCTGCACAGCATCAGCGGAGTCGGCATTCCGCAGCCAAACAACGCTACCCGCTACCGCTTTGGGGAGAACAACGCTGTCATTCGCCGTCGCAACAGTCGTAACCGTGTTCGCGCCGAGCACCAAAATAGGTGTAGAAGAATTAAGCGCACCACCAGCCAAAGCAGTGATACCGTAATTCGTCTGCCACTGCGGAGTAGCAAGGATTGTGTTAAGCGCATCATCGTCGGCCAAACGCTGGCCAGCCTGGAGTCTCTGCGGAGTCGCCATTTCATTACCTCGTCTGGTCAGAGTAAATGTTGTAAACGCCCGGACGGACCAGATTATCCGGCATTACAAGGGACGGGATCTGCGCATTAGCACTACGCAATGTCTGCATAGCATCTGCCGCCAGACCGTTAAATCCGGGGTCCTCCGGCATACGATAAGCCGCCCGCAATCTCACAACCATGTTGTAATGCAGCGCTGCCAGATATTCCGGGGGAAAATCAAACGTAGAAGTTAAATCTGCGAACTCCGAAAGCACTTCTTTCAGAATAATGTGCACTTCGTATAAGTTCGCCTGTGGAAGCGGCCATGGATAAATTTTACCCAGCGGATAACCGCTATCGTAAAAAATACATTGCGAAAACGACACAAGCGTTTTTAGTGTAATTCTCGCGTAATCCTCGTAGGACATGAGGATTTGCAGAGGATAGTCCACAGCTTGTGTGCCGTTCGCGCCCGGCAACATTCGAAAGAACGCGCTTTCCAGTTTATCCGGACGCCACGACACGTTAATGTCACCACCCGGACCAACCGTATAGCTTTGAGCCCCCGTTGATACTACGCTCTTGTCCACAAGATGCCACACAAGCCAGCGTTTCACACGCCACTGTGCGATCATCATGTTCATGCGCGTTAGCGCGTCATTGTAATCCTCGGGGAGCATCGACTGCCCGACACCGAGAATACCTGCGTCCTTAAACGCCAGTGTAATGATGTCATTGGCAGTCGTTGCCATTTATTAACCCTCTTTCTTGCCAGCAGGAAGCGGCAAGGTGCCGGCCTTGGCTTTGTCCTGCGATGCTTTGAGTTCGGCCAACTGCTTCTTCGCGGCCTCTAATTCCACCGCTTTCCGCTCAAGTTCAGCCTGCAATTCATCTTCTCGGGAGATATGCGCACCCGGCGCACCCTTCGTGATAAACTCAACTTCCTCACGCGGGTCTGCGACGATAATCGGATCGCGCTTTTTCTCATCTCGATACCCGACAACTTTCGGATATTCTTCGTATTTATAGGGCGGAAAATCCATGTTTTCGTAAATGCCCATATACGGCTGCCTCTGTCTTGCCATTTGCCTAGCTCCTTATTAGCCTACTTTTGCAAAATCACCCCAGGCTTTTTCAGCAGCATTTGCATAAGCTGCCATAGCTTCTTCTCTAGTTTTGAAGCGCCCGAGATTTCTGCTTTTACCATTTACCACAATCTGCGCCCGCCATTTCATGCGATCTGTTTCAAATCTTATGCCTTTAGTCCCAGATATATTATTTATGGGATTGCCACGATTAGCTTGATTTTCGCTATTCGTAGCTAAACGCAAATTTGAAATCCTATCGTCAGATTTGACAGTGTTTTTATGTTCAACATACAGTTTCGGCCATTCACCAAAAACATAAAGCCAAGCTAAACGGTTTGTTCTGTATGCTCTATTTTTGATTTGGATATAGCGGTAGCCATTTGGATAA